TAGTCGTATTTGGTGAGATAGAAACACTTGAAATACCACTACCACTACCACTACTGCTACTAGAAATAGTAACATCAACAATTTTAGTTGCAGAATTATAACTAAAAGTATTACCAGAACCAATAAAATTAATGGCAGTAATTACACCAGTGGTAATATTAGTTCCACCAGACTGAATACCAATATTAAATCCACCAGTAGCAGTTATAATACCAGTAGTATTAATACTAGCAGTTGTAGAGAACCCAAGAGCAGTTGTAGCAGTAGATGCTATACCAACAAGACTTCCTACAAAACTAGAAGCAGTTATAGTACCACTAGTATTAATACTAGCAGTTGTAGAGAACCCAAGTGCAGTTGTAGCAGTAGATGCTATACCAGTAAGACTTCCTACAAAACTAGAAGCAGTTATAATACCAGTAAATCTACCATCACCAACAACATGAAGTTTTGAAGTTGGATTTGTGGTTCCTATACCAAGATTAGTTCCAGAGTTGATAACAACAGTACCAACACCAGCAGTTGGTCCAATATTAATTTGAGTAAATGAACTAGTGAGTCCAGCAGTACCTAAGTTAATTGTCTTTGTTGTTCCTACACCAGAAGCACCTGCTTGAATATTGGTGATTTGTGAGACAGTTGACTGCCCCAAAGTCATAGTACCAGTTTGAAACTCACCACCAAGACTTAATACTCCTGTAGTTAAATTTACTGCATATATATTTGAAGATGTTGCCGAAAGTGAAAAAAATCCACTAAAAGTATTACTACCAGTAAATGTTTGAGTTGAACCAAGAGTTGCTAATGTATCAGTAGCAGTAATCACTGGTAAGTTAAGAGTTCTATCGGCAGCAATCGCACCACCAGTGATATTATATTGGAAACTATTTGCTGCGTTTCTTATCTTTAACCCAGAAGACAAAAAGGTTCCTACACCAGCAACATATAAGTTATTAGTTGTTGTTAAACCACTTACAGATACACCACCAGTTGAATTTAATTGTGAAGCAGTTATAATACCAGTTGGATTATTGATATTGGCAGTTGTAGATAACCCAAGAGCAGTAGTTGCTGTTGATGCTGTACCAGTAAGACTTCCAGTAAAACTTGTAGCAGTTATAATTCCACTAGTGTTTATATTAATAGTAGAACTTACATTATTAGCAGTTGATGCTGTACCAGTAAGACTTCCAGTAAAACTTGTAGCAGTTATAATTCCACTAGTGTTTATATTAATAGTAGAACTTACATTATTAGCAGTTGATGCTGTACCAGTAAGACTTCCTACAAAACTAGAAGCAGTAACTACACCAGTAAATCTACCATCACCTTGAACTTGTAGTTTTGTTGTTGGATTTGTGGTTCCAATACCTAAGTTTCCACTTACATAAGCACCACCAGTTACTTGGAGTGGTTGTGCTGCGGTTCCTGTTACTGATGTTGAACCAATCAAACAATTCCCATAAAGGTGATTAATCATCACCTTACCATCAGTAGAAACACCAACTAAAGGTATTCCATCATTATCATTAACGTTAAAAAATGTTCCTGTGTTGTTTGCCATTTTTCTTTAATACCTTTATTGATTTATATTGTTTCCAACCTGATTTGTTGGGAATAATCTTGAGAACTTAGAACTTGGAGACCATATAATCCGCACAACACCTTGTGCTCCATTACCACCAGAAAGATCACCATTACCAGGACCACCATCAGCACCACCACCTCCTCCACCATAATTTCCACCATTACTTCCAGTGTTTGATGATGCTATTATTCCATTTGTTCCTCCAGAACCACCGACTCCACCAGATTCTCCAGAAGAACCTTGTCCCAATATACCAGTTCCTCCTCCCCCATTACCACCGTTAGTGCCATTACCTTCAGAACCACCACCTGCTCCACCACCAGATCCAGCACCACTTGGAGTTCCATTCGATGTTCCACCAGAACCCCCATTGCCCAAGTACCCAGCAGAACCACCACCTCCACCACCAGCAGTATTTGTTCCTTTGCCAGAAGAACCTCCATTTGAAATTCCACTATTTACAACATTGCTCTCCACAGAACCAGAACCACCCAGACTGCCATTATTACCAGCACTTGCTGCACCACCTTTTCCTCCAAATGCTATAGCAACTCCTGTAATTGAACTATTTCCACCATCTCCACCAGCACTAGCAGAAACTGCAGCACCACCACCACCAACAACCACAGTAAGAGTTTGTCCTGGAGATACTGGATAGTCATTAATATACACTAAACCTCCACCTCCACCTCCATTGCCTCCAGCACCACCCCTATCACATCCACCACCTGCTCCACCACCACCAATCAATACAGCAGAAATCTTTGTTACACCAGCAGGAACTGTGAAAGTATTACTTCCAACAGTGGTGAAAGTAGTTGATAAACCAGTCATATTTAATATTTCTGTTCCAATCACCGTTGAACCATTTACAGATAATGAAGATGTTGGGTTTGTAGTTCCAATACCTATTGAATTGGAAAAATAAGAATTACCAACAAAAGTAGAAACACCAGAAACATAAACATTAGTAGCACTAATAAAACCTACTGTTGCAATTCCAATATAAGCACTAGTAGCAGTTATAAAACCTACTGTTGTAATACCAGAAATATAAACATTAGTAGCACTAATAAAACCTACTGTTGCAACACCAATATAAGCACTAGTAGCAGTTATAAAACCTACTGTTGTGATACCAGGACCAACAGAAAGTTGTGTAATAGAACCAATACCACCAATAACATTTGTAGAAGTTCTAGCAGTTGCAACAGTACTAGAAACCTCACCAGTAATTGTTCCAGTAACTTTTAGATTTCCTTGAACATGAAGAGATTCTGTTGGATTTGTAGTTCCAATACCAACTGAACCACCAATATAAACACCACTACTAATACCAGTAACCTGAAGAACTTGACCTATTGTTCCTGTAGAAGTTCCACCACCTATCAATACTGGTCCATTGGTGAATGTAGAAATTCCAGTAACTTGAAGTTGTGTAATGGAACCAATACCACCAATAACACTTGTGGAAGTTCCAGCATTAGTGGCATAAGTTGCTATACCTGCTGTTGTAGCATAACTAGCAGAAGATGAATTTCCACTAAAACTAAGAGCAGAAACTATACCAGTAAAGTTGCCACCACCAATAACATGAAGGTTTGATGTTGGATTTGTAGTTCCTACACCAACAAAACCTGTGATAAAAGTATCTCCAGATACTTGAAGTTTTGAGGTTCCTGTTTGTATTCCAGAACCAACTAATATTGGTCCATTAGTAAATGTAGAAAGTCCAGTAACTGTAATAGATGAAAGACTATTTGTTATATTTGTTCCGTCTCCAAGAGCAGTATAAATTTCACTAAAGTTGCTATTAATCTTTACAGCACCTTGAGCTAAGGTATCTCCAGTAGTATCATTTGCTGAGGTTCCAGTAAATATTCCTAGTTTTGCCATTATTTAATAGACTGCCTTTTTGTTTATTTATGTTTTAATTTGAGTCGAATGTAAATATAGTCATATCAAATGAAGCCCAGATAGTATCATCAAATTTTTTGTTTATACTATAAGCAAATGCATTATCAACAGATGTGGTTGCTGCTCCTGTTGGATTTATATCTGCAATTACTGCGGAATATAATATTTTTTGTCCTGTTTGGAAATTATGATTTGGAATATTAATAACATCATTATCAATATTGACAATGCTACTAGCAGAACTAACAAATTCACGATAGAATATAGGAGTTTTATTGCTAGTTAATTTGAAAGATTTACTTCCAACAATAGAATTTCCAGCAAGTCTTCTTCTAATTTTTACATTAGAAGTTTGAGTGCCGTGATTTAATCTGTGTGGAAGATTTAATCTTATACTTCCAATACCAATTGCATCAATAACAGTACTGTCTGGGATAAGTAAAGTAGAAAATCCCACATAATCACCAACCCTCAAATTATCAGTATTAAGATTTATATAATATGGATAGAAACTATTAAATGTAGCAGTTTTTATTCCAATTGAAATATATTCATTCGAACCATCAAACTGACTACTTATATCGTCCATTATCAAAACCTTATTTGTTTTACTTAAAGTATAAGGTTTGAGTGCTAACCCAAAAATAGGTCCAGTTATACCAATACCAGCAACATTTGCTTCTTCTGCTCCAATATTTACTCTTTCAATTGAACCATCTTCAAATAAACTGTCAGATTCTTCGGTAACTAATGATAAATTGTTTCTACTATAAAATGATGATATATCATCAAGATTTATAAGTAAATCTAAAGTAGAATTTGCAATTCCAACTTTTAAATCATTTTTTATTACACTTCCAATTCCAACATAAGTTAAAAACTTAGGAGAAACACTTATAATATCCAAATCAGAAAATTCTTTAAATCCTGCTGGATGAATTACAGAACGAACTGATTCTTTCCAGACATCATAAGACACCTCACTCTTAATTGAATATGAAAACTTCTGATAATAAGAATTATCTGAAATTCTTTGTTGATAATTATTTAAAAATCCAACTTCATTTCCAGCATCATTAACTTTATCTCTTGTTGCTCCAAGTGTTGATTTCAAGTTAAATTTATTAACAAATTCAACAGTACCATTCAATAATGATTTTTCACCTTTTAGTTTATTTCCAACTTCTAATTCTCCTTTTGCGTCAATTAATCGTAATTGATTAATATCATTATCCCAACCATTTTCCATAACAGTTGCAGAAAATACTATATTTCCATTTGATGGTGTAATTCCAATAACTTTTTCCCCAGAAATATAACTTAAATCATCAATAAGAATCATCTCAAACTCAGGCATATCCTTTTTATTGATTACAACTCCATAACCATTACTATTGGTATAATTGCCTTCACGATTTGGTTGATTCAAACTTAATGTATCTTTCACTCCAGTCATGCTGAATGTTACTGTGAAGTTTTCTGAACTTATTCCAGTTACAGTAAAGAACTTATATCCATAATCTTTTGAGTTGAAATTGTCTATTTTTTTCTTATTATTATCTTCTGTTTTTATTTGCCTACATTTTTCTATAAAGATTTCATCTCCAATAGCAAATGGGAATATAGTTTCTGTTTTTCCATATCCAGTTGTGATTAGTGGATATAATTGAGTATCATTTAATAATTCCAATCTTATCTCAGAACCATCATCTTCTGCTACAATATCGTCAATCTCGTATCCATTAGAATTGTTTATAGGTACAATTCTTAATGATGTGATTAAATCATTAGTGTTTTCAACAACTTTTACGCCAACAATACTTCCACTTTGTAATTCAGCAGATAACTTTATCTTATCATTTCCAATAACTTTGAGTGATGGAGCAGTATTGTATCCTTTTCCTCCAGTTGTTATACCAATATAATCAATTCTTGCAATATCTTTAATTTGAACTATTGCTGGAGAACTTAAAAATGGCGTTAATGTAGTATCAGTTGGGTAGTTAAAACCATCTTTAACTCTTTCTAACTGACTAACTTTTCCTATTGTTGATGATGATGACCTAAGAATAGCATTTTTCCCAGAAATAGTTTCAACTGAAGATATTTTTGGTAATTTTGTGTATCTTTTTCCACCAAAATTAACTTTTATTTTTGATATTGGACCAGAAGTACTAGTAGAATTTGTATCATAAAAAACACTTGATGATGTGTGTGAGGTATTCTCTGGTTTTGTATTTAAATTAAACTTGAATGTTGTGCTTCCAATTCCTATAATTGGATATTCATTATTGAATGTGCTAGGAATAATTTTAATTCTATTATTTGCTACAACTTCTTTATCGGAAGAAATCTGAAATAAATCTGTGGATGAATTTGTTGATGGTATTAAATTGTAGTATAGTTCATTTGGAACATCAGTTGTTCTAGTGTTTAATTTTTTATTCAAATATTTAAAACTTTCAATTTCTTTAGAAAAATTTGGATCTTTATATAATCTCAAATCCATACCAGAAGCATCAGTCAAATCAAAAGTTAATACATCACCTTGTGTGAGACTAATTGGTGGATTGATGAGAGCAATACTATGAATAGAAACACCAACATTTGTAAAACTAATACAAGTTCCAACTGCTGTATCATAAAGATAATTTGATAACTTTATCTTATCTGGATTCTGTTTTAGAACATAATAAGTATTGTTATTGGTCAATCCACCAATAACAGTATTTGTATTGGTATAATAAACAACTTTATCACCAGTTTTTAATTTATTACCAGTTATAGTAATCTCATTTGTTTGTGTATTTACTCCAACTGAAGAAGCATTAAAATCAATTTTATCTGTTGTAATTTTTCTAAGTATAGTGTCGTATCTTAATTTTATTGTGTTTGAAAAACTTGGAAGTACATTAAATTTTATTTTATCATCTGTCTGTAATCCATGTGTTTGTGCTGTAGAAACAGTTACAGAATAATTTTCAAAAGTTCCAGTAATTTTGGAATATTGTGTTGTTAATGAATGTGCTAATCCAATATTTGTTATTGGTGAAAAGAAATATAATGAGTTATTTGATGTGCCAATTCCTGTGGTTGTTGTAAATCCTAAAGTTGATAAACCAACATAATCATTTCCCAAATTGACTGCATATACTGTTTGATTTTGATTTATTCTAAATGTAGAACCTGTACCAGTATTTGATACTACAATCCCGGTCCCCCCCAATCCAACATTATAGGTTAATAATTGTCCTGTGTAATATTTGTGATTTGGTATATAAATTGAACGAGATGGAACGAATTTATCATATACTGATCTTTGGATGGAATACGTAGTAGTAAAAATTCCACCACCAAGAGTATTATTTGATGAAATTTGGATACTTCCAATTCCAATACTTACAATAGTTGTAATACCAGAAACATAAGTTCCTGAAACATAATCACCATTTTTTAGTGCAATAGTATTAATTCCAATATAACTGGTTCCAGCACTAATTGTACCAAAATCAGTTTTAACTCCAACCAATTTGTAATAATTTGTTCCACTTGTTCCTATTCCTATTGTATTGCTGGGATTGAAATAAATGGTTTTATTCTCTATGATAGCATCATCATATTGTGAAGCATTAAATGTAAATGTATTTGGAAGTAATATAACAGAAACAATGCCTGCAGTATGAATTCCAGCATAATTTTGATATCGATTTACAAATAATTTTGATTCTGAAGATGAAATATCAATAACTCTTAAAGTTTCTGTATTGATTCCAATTAAGTTATCGACTTCAAACCCAGAAACATCATTTACAATGAGGTAAGTTGTTACTCCAGTGTTTGACTGATTTGGAACATCATTCACCAAACTAACACTTTTTTGATTTACTAATACTTTTTTAAATCCTTGAATGTAATTATAAGGACTAGAAGAAATGGAAGTAACCAAAATTTCATCATTTGTAATTAAATTGTGAGGTGTTCCTGTAATTCCTTTTACTCTTGTTCCCTTTGTAATAAAAGTAACACCAGAAAAAGTAGATACTCCAATTTGAATATTGGAAACTTCCTTTCCTTCGACTCTTGAAATTGCAGCAGATATCCCAGTTCCACCAGAAGTAGAATCATCAAAAATAATATTATCACCTGGTTTATAATCTTGGCCTGGATCATAAATTGATACTGAGTTTATACCAGAGGACTGTATTTGTTTTACTATAAATTCTTGTTTATATTTTGATTCTACTTTATTAATTAAATCATAAGATCCATAGGAAGAATTTAAATAATATGGACCAGTATTTCTTACTATATCTAAATCATTAAAATTCAATTCTTGATTAAATGATGGTTCAAAATTTTCTTCTATTGGTAAATCTTTAAAATTAGAACCAATTACATATGGATATTGTGGTGTTGTTTCATCAATGGTAAAAAAATAACCATAATTAATATTTGGAAAATCACTATTGTTTACAAACATTCCATTATATTCATCCAAATGACCTCCAGATGTTGCTTTATTATAAACAAAATCTTGAAGAAAAAACCCAGAATCAAAATTTGGTCTTATATTCGAATTAATCAATCCATCTATTTCTGGTTTACTAGTTTGCTTATAACTTGATTTTATTTGTGTGATTGTTCCATTTATTTTGCCATAAGGACCAAAAATAGGATTTCCATCATATGCCCATCCTAAAATACGATATGGATTTATTGCTCCTTTTGGTGGTTGTTCTGTTCCATCTTCTTTATTGATGAAATTCTTTAAATTTTTTCTTAATTTTTTAGAAGGATAATAATTTATAAATTGTAATCCAAATTCATCAACATCGCTTGGTATAATAATACCTTCATCTTCAGAATTGATAATTGACTTATTTTTTTCAATTTGATTTATTTGCCATTCAAATACATTACCTTCAAATCTAGCATCAGAACCCCTTTTCTTTGTATCTAATGTTGTATTTGTTTTATCATAGTTTATTCCAGAATTTATAACTGAAATTTGAGTTATTTTTCCATCTACTATAGTTGGATACAATTCGGCATATTTACCACTTTCACTTCTAACAACGATGTCTATATCATTTGCGTATCCTTTTCCTGCATTTAATATTTGAACATCAACAATCAAACCATCAGAAATAATTGGTTTTAATAATGCTTCTGATGTTTGTTTTCTTACAGAAACAAGTGGTCTTCTGTGGAAGTTAATAATATCTGGTGTTCCATAATTACTTCCACTATTTTCTACAAAAATATTATCAAAAGAACCCAGAACAATCGGATCTAATGATGGTTCTATAATTGTAGTAGTAATTCCACTAATTGCCTCAACATTAATTTGAATTGGTGGATATGAAAATTTGTGTGTTCCGACACCAATAGAATCAAAACTTATATATTTTTTATTAATATAATTTTCTCTAGAAATATTTGTAGCAACTCCAGCAAGTGATAGTTTAAATTTATTTTCATCAACTACTGTTACATGGTAATTGATTTGAGTTGATAACCCAGACACCACAGTGCCTGATGTTGTGTATAATACTAAGTCTTCGTTTTTAAAATTATGATTTTTTGCAAAAATATAATCATCAAATGTATTAATTCCAACTGTTTGATTATCTGCTGATAATAATGATGGAACTGCTACAAATCTATTTGAATATCCAGAACCACCATTCTTTACATATATTTTTGTTATTGTATTTTTTGAATTTAATGTTTTTAAACTATGAATTCCAGAATATCCAATACCACTAATTGAAATAGTATTAATTCCAGATATAGCATCTATTTTTGTATTATATAATTTAATTTGTGTTGTGCTTGTTACTCCAACAAAATATGAAGAACTGTCAATAAGAGGAGATATGGAAGTATTTGAGTTTTTGTTATAAAAAACCTCTTCAAAATTATCAAAATTGTGATTTTGTGAAAAAATGATACTATTGCTGTATATACTAGTTGCTTTAAAATTTGAAGTAATTCTTGTTTTTACTAAATTTGATTCCAATACAGCACCAGAACCATTACCACCAGTTAAAGTGATTTTTGGTTTTGATTGATAACCAATTCCTGGTGATAATAATTTTACTTCATTTAAACTTCCTGTTATACAACCATTTACTATGGCACCAGATCCAGAGTTATCTTCAACGGTTATTCCAGAAAAATTAATTACATCATATCCTTGTCCTGACGCATTAACATTTACAGAGTCTAGTTTTCCGTAATAAATATTATCTTGGAAAGTAGTGGTTGAAAATATTTCAACTCCATCTGCCAAAATACCTATTTTTTTATTGATTGTTTTTCTTTTTTCTGGGTCATCAAAAAATTGTTCTTTTTTAGTTAAATTGAATTTTTTAAATAATTTCTGATGTTCTAACGTTTTATTTTGATAATTTAATTTTACAAAAGAATCTTCGATTCCTACATTTGAAAATTTAATATAATTTTTGGTATATAAATCAGTATTACTATAAGAAAGTTTAATATTATCTTTATCAAAATTTGTCAAAAAGTAAGTAGAGGTTTTAATTCCAGAATTAGATGAAGAAGAATAATAAATTTTTTCCCCAGTATAAAAATTATGATTAGGGCAATTTAATACACTTGTAATCCCTACATCAGTAATCCAATTTGAATTTGTGGTTTTAGTGACGTTTGTTCTTCTGTCTGTTGAATAAATTGTATCATTCGGCAATCCAGAAGAAGTAACATAAAAATTATCAAAATCATAATCAACATAAGTATTCTGTACTCCTGTTGGTAAAATGGAAATTGATGAAAAATAGTTATTATTGCTATTTGCTTTTCTGGTTATTTTTTTAATTTCAGTTTTTGTTGATATTGGTGTTTTATCAATATCGACGTAATATCCATCAGTATCATCAAAACCATAATCTTCTACTGTTGCTGATAAAACATTATCATTTTCATCATCTGGATTTAATAAGTTAAATTTATCTCCAATAATAAAAGTCAATTTATCGTAAAAATATATTCTTTTACCAACAATGGATTTTATTTTATGTGTTGTTGGTATATTATAATTCCAAAAATTAAATTCCTTTCTATCATTCAGATCAGTTCCAAATTCAGAAAGTTGTATTTTATCTCCAACTCTTAGACTAGATGTTTGAGAATAATCAATAGTATCAATAATATTAATTAATCTAAATTCAACTTTAGTTCCATCATCTAGATACGAATATAAAAAGTTTTCCTCTACCAATTCTTCACCAAAATTTAAATCCGCAATAACACCAGAAACTCCAAGAAATTCAGTTGAAGTTTTGTCTGTATAAGTTAAAGTTATTGGATTTGCTAATTTTGATGTTTTTATAAACAAAGAACCACTTTTCTCAAATCCAACTGTGGAATCTACTATAATGAAAGTAGAATTTTCAGTAACAGTTTCTGAAATATTTGTTTTTTTTGTAGGTTCAAAATTAAATATAAAAGAAGTAGAATCTAAAGAAATTTCATACAAATCTCTATCATCTACTGGTCTATATTCTACATTATAAATTGAAGCACTAGCAGTTTTTCCATTTCCTAAAATTTCAAATATAGTTTTTCCTTTTAATTGTTTTCTTAAATCAGAGTCATTAACTCTGAGTGTTTCATCTCTAACTATCTGTTCTACTAGAATATTTTTAGTCACCAAATAATTATTATCTGATGGTCTTAAAATATAATCCTGTGGTTTAATGACTTGAATATCTTTACCAAAAAGAATGCTGAATAGAATTTTATAAGATGTATCAGTTCCTTTTGTAGTATAAAAATCTTTTGCTCTAGATAAAATATTTTTTAAATTCAATCCTTTTACAAATTGCCTATCTTCAAATCCAGGTAAAAATTGAGTTTTAAACTTTTTAAATATTTCATTAAAGAATAATAAATTTAAATTCGTTACTGTTTTTGCTTTAATGTGAGGTGCTGAATTTGTTTTTGAAAATACAAAAGATTCATTATTTGAATGTTGGTCTATCCCACTAAATCCACGAACACATCCAGTAAAACTATTTGTAGTAATACCAGTATATGTGATAATTTCATCATCAATTTTTAATAGACCGTATTTTTGCGGAAATCCAATTGTATGGTTAACTGCAATCACATCATCAAAAGATGTTACATCTTCTGCTAAGGTACAAATTCCAACTTTGCTGTAAAATGTTTCGTTATTGAAATTATCAATACTCTTATATTGTTGCAAATTGACTGCTAAATCTACAACACCAGTTTGATGCTCTTGAGAAATATAATACTGCTCTAAAAATTCTCTAAAAAGTGGTGAATCATCATTTAAAAACTCTGGAATTTGCGATTCAACAATAGATTGAATTTTTACTCTTTTGATTTCCGACATCTTATCTTGTATAATTTCCGTTTACGTAACTTGATGTGACCGCATATTGTGTTGCTGAAGTATTTTCACCAGATGTAATTACATCCTCCAGAACACTTACATTAAGTTTAGTTGTATCTAGTTCCAAGTATATATCCTTTAACGCAAGGACATCATTTGACTCTGGTATCGCTTGAATTTCAATCCCAGCAGTACTAGTAGATGATGTGAATATTATTGTAGTTAATTTAATTTCACCTCTCATATAATTTACGGTTCCAGCATTATTGTTTACAACTACAGGGGAACCATCAACTAATTTAAAGAAAAATATAATTCCAGTTTCATTAGTTTTTGGAACATCACTCATATACAAAGTTCCACTAGTATCTTTTACTGTAAACCCAGTTGATTTGATATTATATCCTCTGCCATCAGAATTTAATTTCTTAATATGAAATTGATTTCCAAAACATATTTCATACGTTGCTAATTTATTATATTCTGGTTGTAAATCTCTTCTAATTTTAATTTTAGTAATATTAGAAGTAATAGATGTGCTTGTATTATCAATCAAAGAAGAAACTTTACTATATTTAAATCTTCCACCAAAACTATTCAACTCGGTTGATTTACTATATGATTCTAAAGTTTTTATAACTTTTAATTGTAAATTATTTGAATCTATTGTAGTACTTTTATCATAATAAACTGTCGTGTCTATCTCAACATACATATACTTCAAATCAATAATTTCTGGTTTAATTCCAGCAATTGAATATTGTCTTAAATCTTTTTTGATGCTATCTTTTGTAAGTTGTGAAAGATATTTACCATTTCTTGGTTTGATTGAAATATAAACTTTACCATACTCTGGTGGATCCAACTCATCCCCACCATATGCCGTCACAGTATCCACATTTGGAAACAGATATGGGATTAGTCCTTTATAATCATTTGCGGTTACTGCACGGTATTGTGAAGCATATACTCTAGGTCCAAGATACTTAACTGAATCAATTGATTCAATATCATCACCGTTTTCAGATGGTTGAATGGTAGTTAATAAGGAAATATTGTTTGTGATTGATGTGCTATTATTATCAGTTAAAATACCAGAAAAAGTAAAGTTTGCTGCTCCATTTGCTTCTTTTCCATTTGTAATAATGTAACTAATAAAAATAGTACTTCCACTAATTGGTTTTCTTCCTATAATATCATCACCAAATAAAATTTCATATTTCTCATCATCTATTTCTTGTATTAGAAAAATCCTTGAATTTTTATTTACTTGAAAAATATTTTTATATGATTGATATTTTTCTGCAATAACACCAGTAACTTTTACACGAATTGTAGAAGAATCTACACCAGTATTTGGAATTGTAAATTTTTGATTTGTTTGTGATTTATCTACTGTATATGACTTTGTTAAATATGAACCTTCATAAACATCGATACTTGTGAAATTTGCAAATCCATTATTATCAACGACTACTGTGATGTCTTCTGGAATTGAAAATATATAATTACCATTCTCAACAGCACCCAAAGCAACGATTCCTGCTTTTAGAGTAACTGTTTTTGAATTTAACCCTGTAGTATTGACAGTAAAACTAACCTTTGCCTTTGACGCACTTTTGGATCTGGGGACGTATCCTATGTTACGTGCAAGAGAGACTACATTTTCTCGAAGAGTTGCACTATCAATAAAGGATTCATTTACTGCCATGTTAGTATTGAAGGCAGTAATATAAGAGTTGTATGCTAATACATCAATTAAACTTGAAAAATTAGATCCTTCAAAATCAAAATCCGTGAAATTACTATTCGATCTCAGATAATCCTTTATCTGAGTACGTAAATCATTAAAATCTAGATTGGTAAAGTTATTGAAGGACATTATATTCTAGTTGGTTGTAAAAGAAACTCTATATTTTGAAGAGGAAATGGAAGTCCAACAATATCATAAGAAATTTTTACATTTAATTCATTTGAATCTTCAATCGACTCAACCATTACTTCTCTAACTACAATTCTTGGTTCAAAGTTACTTAATACTGTTTTAATTTCTTCATCAAGTATTGTCGAAACTTCTGGTCCATTAAGTTCAAATAAAGAATTATCAACAGAGGTTCCCAATAAATTATTGAAAAACCTCTCACCAATACGAGTTCTGATTAAGTTAATAACAGATTTTTTAATCGCATCCTCATTTTTTAATACAAGAACATCATTCGTCACTGGATGTCTAGAAAAAGACAAACTAATGTCCTTAAAACTTCTAGAAATACTAAGCATTTAAACAATGAGCATGATTAATATATCTATAATACTTTTTAGATTATTTTTCCGTATGTTGGTTCAGTTCCATAGTCCCAATCATCATAATCTTCATCATTTCTAATTCTTTCGTGCAATTCAGTTTGTTTCTTTAGATCGTGCTTTGGTGCAAAATCGTGCATAATCTCCTGAATAACTCTTTTTGGTTTTTCTTTATCAGTATCTGTAATGAGTTTTGATGTTCCCCACATCTCTCTCATATAATTTTTATCTTGATCAACTTGGTAAAATGCCATTTTAGTTCCTCTGTTTTTAATTGTAAAAACAGAACTTTTAAGGAGGTTTCTATCTCCTTAAACTATTTAACGATCTAACTGACGAAGTTTATAATTTTCCGAATTAAGATACTTCAACAGTTCTAATGCTATTAATTTTGGATTTCCTTCACCACAAGTATAAACATCTATCGCAATACAACCTTCCTCAGGCCATGTATGACAAGAAACATGACTTTCTGAGAGTGCAATCACAATTGTTAGACCTTGAGGATGAAAACAGTGCTGAAAAATATTCAAAATTGTCATTCCAGCACGTTGAATACCACGTTCCATGACTCCATGAAGGGCAATTCCATCATTTAGGAGGTTGTGTTCCACATCATAGACCTCCAAAAGAAGGTGATTGCCCATCGAAAACTGTTTCAATTCTTATATTTCCACGAAATTTTATTTATTTAAGATTTCCAATGGTTATTTGGTTGCTCCCACCAAAAATGAAGGTC